TTTCATGAGTAAAGTTGCTCCAAACCTATGTAAAGAGTACAGTCTAGAAAAATTTAAAGAGAAACAACCAACACAGGAAAGGGAAAAACCTAAGATGCTGTTCTCCAAGAAGCCCAAGAAGAAGTACACTATTGAGTTACCTACTGTTGCTGAATTGCCACCTAATCACGCTTGTCGTCAGTTTGTAGAGCTACGCCAGATCCCAAAAAAGATGTGGCAGCACCTGTACTACGCAGAAGATTTTGGGCAGTGGGCTCGTCGCATCAATCGTGAGTCTGCTGAAGGACTTGCTGCAGAACCGCGTCTTGTAATTCCTATCTTGGATCGTAAAGGTCATCTGGTAGGTGCTCAAGGACGCATCATCAAGGTGTCTACTGACCGTACTGCTCGCAAAAGTGTACGGTATATTACCATCAAGCCCGACGATCAAGAACACAAATCCTGGTATGGTCTGGATCGTATGGATCTAACCGGAACAGTTTACGTTGTTGAGGGCCCATTAGACTCACTGTTCATTTCTAATTGTCTTGCTACCGTGGGAATGAGTGATGTGTTTAATCCACCCAAAGAAATTCGTGACCGCTCTATAATTTATGTTATGGATAACGAACCAAGAAATTTACAAGTTATCCAAACCATGGAAAAGCTTGTACAACAACATAAAAAAGTTTGTGTCTGGCCAGAACATATTAAACACAAAGATATTAATGATATGATTATGGGTGGATTAGAACCACAAGAAATCATAAATATTATTAACGAAAATTCCGCATCAGGACTGGAAGCACAAATAAGGATCAATAAATGGAAGAAAATTTAAACCCAGAGGATAACGATAAAGAGTATGAAGAGTTCGATATCGATACCGACAATCCGCTATTTGTGTTTTGTTTTATGTTCATGGAGTATATTAAAGAATTAAATCCAGAATTATATAATAAGGCACATAAATATGCCCAAGACCATACAGATTTAGATATTGCTGATTTTGAAATTGTTTTAGAAGATGATGATATGGATGACGACGAAAGTGAAGAGGAAGATTTAGATTTAGATTATGACAACGACGACAACGAATACGAATAAATATATTGTACTTGATAAAGGACATGTTGAATATGTGGAACATATGGGCTCAGATCTTACGGTTGTCAATGCTGCTAGAGTCTCATTCGCTAAAACAAGTGAGTGGGAAACCGCAGAGGATGGTTCACATAAGCTATCACAAAGAGATCAGCGACTCATCCGATACCTTGCAGAACATGGTCATTGGACCCCCTTCGCACACCCACAAATTACGCTTCGAATTAAAGCACCCATCTTTGTACGGACGCAATTATTCAAACACAAAGTCGGTTTTACTGAAAACGAAATATCGCGTAGGTATGTAACAAACGAACCAGAATTTTATATTCCAGAATGGCGTTCAGCTCCTACAGATGGTGCTAAACAAGGCAGTTCAGATTTTATACAAGATATTGTGGTGGATGATTTAGACAGAATGTACACCCGTATCGCTTATGACAGTGTAGAAATCTATAAAGAATTACTTAAAGAAGGAGTAGCACCAGAGCAGGCACGATCTGTATTGCCACAAGGCACCTTCACCGAGTGGTGGTGGACCGGATCGCTCTCAGCGTACGCACGTGTGTTTAAACAACGAATAGATGCCCATGCCCAATGGGAAATACAGCAATACGCTGGAGCAATTGGAAAAATACTAGAACCACTTTTTCCACATTCTTGGGCAGTATTAACGGCTAAATAAACTTACTCACTTTTAACAAACAGGAGAAAAATTAAATATGCATTTACCTACACCTTATCAAGAGTTCATTCACCTTTCACGTTACTCTCGTTGGCTAGAAGATGAAGGCCGTCGTGAGTCTTGGGAAGAAACAGTGAACCGTTACTTTAACCACTTCGACAAGCATCTCAAGGAGAACACGAAGTGCAAGCTTGATAAGGAGACTCGTGAAGAACTTCGTCGGGCTGTTCTCAATCTAGAAGTAATGCCATCCATGCGTTCACTGATGACCGCAGGTGAGGCACTAGATCGTGACAACACTGCAGGATACAACTGTTCGTATGTTGCAGTAAATCGTGTTCGTGCTTTCGATGAAATTCTTTACATTCTAATGTGTGGTACAGGCGTAGGATTCTCCGTGGAGCGTCATTATGTTGATAAACTTCCTACAATCGCTGAAGAGTTTACTGATTCGGATACAACAATCGTTGTCCAAGACAGCAAGGCTGGTTGGGCTAAAGCTTACAAGGAACTTGTCTCCCTACTTATTGGTGGTCAAATTCCACGATGGGACCTATCTAAGATACGGCCTGCTGGTGCCCGACTCAAAACTTTTGGAGGCCGTGCATCTGGGCCAAAACCACTGGATGATCTGTTTAGGTTCAGTGTGGATACATTTAGAAGAGCAGCTGGACGAAAACTCACCTCCATCGAATGCCACGATATTGTCTGTAAGATTGCGGAAGTTGTTGTGGTCGGAGGCGTACGTCGATCAGCTCTTATCAGCCTTTCAAATCTTACCGATGAACGGATGCGTGATGCTAAGACTGGAGCATGGTGGGAAGCTAATCCTCAAAGAGCACTTGCGAATAATAGTGTAGTATACAAGGAGAAGCCAGAGATTGGTACATTCATGGAAGAATGGGTGTCTCTGTACAAGAGCAAGAGTGGTGAGCGTGGCATCTTTAATCGTGACGCTTGCCAGAAGACTGTAGCCAAATTAGGTGATCGTCGTGACGCATCATATGAGTTCGGTACCAATCCATGTTCAGAAATTATTCTGCGAGATCGTGAATTCTGCAATCTTACAGAAGTGATTGTTCGTCCGAACGATACTATGGAAACACTGGCTCGTAAGGTTCGTCTTGCAGCTATTCTTGGCACATGGCAAGCTTCACTAACCAACTTTCCGTATCTGTCTAGCGAGTGGAAGAAGAACTGCGAAGAAGAAGCATTACTAGGTGTTTCACTTACAGGTATTCTAGACAACGCCATGATGCGTAATATGCACGGCCTCAAGGCTAATCTGATCAATCTCAAAGAGATGGCGATCAAGACCAATGCAGAATGGGCCAAAAAACTTGGTATCAATCCTGCAGCAGCCATCACTTGCATCAAGCCCAGTGGTACAGTTTCACAACTTACCGATGCGGCTTCAGGCATCCACGCTCGTCACAACGAATACTACATCCGTACCGTTCGTGCAGACCGTAAAGATCCTCTGTGTCAGATGATGGTTGAGAAAGGCTTTACTCATGAGCCGTGTGTGATGAAGCCTGATTCGGTTATGGTGTTCTCGTTCCCCATGAAGGCTGAAGGTTCTGTTACTCGTAACGATATGACTGCTATAGAGCATCTAGAGCTATGGCTGGCGTATCAGCGTCACTGGTGTGAACACAAGCCGTCTATCACTGTCACAGTGCGTGAGCACGAATGGATAGAGGTAGGAGCATGGGTGTACAAGCATTTTGACGAGATTAGTGGTATTTCATTCCTACCACACTCGGATCACTCGTATCGTCAAGCACCGTATCAAGATTGCACCAAGGCCCAGTATGAAGAACTGCTTGCAGCCACTCCCAAAGATATTGATTGGAGTGAACTAAAGAAGTGGGAAAAGGTGGATCAAACTGTTGGAACTCAATCGTTCGCTTGTAGCGGCGACAAATGTGAACTAGTCGATTTGACCAATAATTAAGGAGATTAATATGAGTACTGAAGTATTTGCACTAATTAATTTTGTGTTTACTAGCGTGTTAGCGTTTATGATGTATCGCCATTACGTTCTTGGTGGTTTTGAGAACCAAAAAAAGAACGAAGAAATCCACCAAGAGATTCGTAATGTACACGAATCACTTGATCGTCGTATAGACGAAACTAAAGACGCTATCTGGCGTAATGTGGATCAACTACACGAAACAGTGTACAAGATCCAGGATGGACAACCAAAGAAAAGCACTAAGGGGCTAAACTCAAGAATCCCCTTCTGAAATAAAAAAAACCCGGTCTTGCGACCGGGTTTTTTATTATCCTCTAGCAGAACTCATTATTTCTGCTACCGATTTTGATGCAGTATGTATATCATGCCCCTGTGGGTATTTTGTTAGTAATCTTTTGTGATTTTCGCTAGAAGGATCAACTGCTTCTTCTTTGGTCATTTCAATACCGTGTTCTTGAGCAGCACCCATCAGTGTTATAACGTGTGGGCTTAATCTTTCTCCTATTGATTTTTGAAATTTAGAATCAATAGGACTTAATCTTCCACCAGTTGGTTGAATTGGTCCGGAGAAAGTACTGTCGCCTCTCCACATTCCACTTTGAAGACTAGATAAAGCCTTTCTTACGTTTCTTCCGCCTCTGGAAGTAAATCCATAAGCAGCTTGATTTACTTGTGCTCCTCTAGGCTCGGTTTGTTCTTCACAGAAAAGTTTCTTTTTGCCACCAATTACATTCTTTAGTTTAGCATAAAATTCTTCTTTAATGGTGCCAGCACCTTCTCTTGGTCTGTTACCTCTACCAGTACCGGGAGCAGGCTGTGGATCTGGTTTACCATCACCATCTTTATCTGCTGATTCTCCGCCCATTGGAGGTGGAATTTTTTCTCCTTGACCTCTACCAATTCCTGTACCTGGTCTTCCTCCTGTTCCTGTTCCAGGCTTTCCACCAGGACCACCTTGGCCTTTACGGCCTGGATGTTGTGGGACTTGCCCAGGAAAAGTAGGCTCTACGTTTGGTATAACTCCTCCTGCTGGAGCTGGAGTTGGAACTGGTTTTTCATCAGCAGCTGGGGTAGCTGCTGGAGCTGGAGTAGCTGCCGGAGTTGGAGCTGGGCTTGAATTTGATGTTCCGCCTAATGGATTTACACTTGGTTTTACCGGTTCTAGGCTTGGAAAATCTATGCCACCAGAAGCTTTTGGTGCTTCTGTAGCCGGTGCCGATTCGCTTTTGGGGGTTACAATATCATTAATTGTATTTAAAACAGTTTTAGTATTATTTATTGTAGTGTTTTTAGAGTTGTCGGTATTTGTAGTAGTATTCTTAGAGTCAATATTAGTACTATTATCTGTATTATTAGAATTCACATTAGTATTAGTAGTGGTAGTATTACCAGAATTAGTAGTAGTATTGCCCATAACACCAATAGAAGTACCGGTATTTACGGTATTACCTGTTCCCGAAGTGTTAACTGTCGTGTTTGTGGTTTCACTATTGTCAGTAACTTTGTTGTTATCTCCGGTAATTTGGTTCATCTTGCCACCAGAACCAATATTATAATTTGTAGTGTTAGATACATTACCACCTGCATTGTTATTACCGGAGTAATCACCACCAACACTAGCGGGACTTTGATCTTTTCCTGGCACTAGTTTTTGAGATCCTTCTTTTTTGCTTCTGAATAGGTTACCTATACTTTCAAAAGGATTAAAAAACTCATTAACGGTATTAGTCGTTTCACGTTCATGTTGAATAGTTTCATTCATAATTCCTCTGATCATAGACATTTCGCTACTTGTTGGTTTCTTGTGCATGAGTATTTCCTATAATTTTAGATTTTTTCCATTTACTGACATATATATTTATAAGATGACAAAGCTCACTGCAATCCTTTCCGCAGTGATTCTAGCCCTCATTCAAGGGTGCCAGAAAGATGCCGGTGTCTCTAAATCTTCCCTCCCCACTACAATCATTGATATTACAAAGAGTATTAGTAAACCAGATCCATTTCCTGGGTTTGATATAGCCGATAGCAATACTCAAAATAAGTATGGTTGTGTGGGGCATGTACACAATGAGCAAGGAGAATTTATAGGTAGTGGAGTTCTTGTTGCTCCTGCGATAGTTCTTACGGCGGGTCATGTGATAGATGGAGAAAAATTACAGTATTTTATAAGTGGAGATAAAGCGTATATAATTGAAAAAATTATAATACATCCTGGATATAAAGATGGAGAAGAAATAGTTCACGATCTTGGAATATTAATACTTTCGGAAGGATGTGATATACCACCAGCAAAAATGATAACCGACGAATCGGAATTGACTCAACGAGAAGCATTAACCACTGTTGGTTATTCTAAACAGATAAAGAAAATTAGTAAACCCGGAACATTCTGGTATTACGGAACCGTAGAAGAAGAACCTGAATACATGAAATTTTTACCTTTTAATGGTCATGTATGGTTTGGTGACTCTGGTGGAGCTGTATTCGAGGAAGACGGAAAACTAGCAGGAATAATTTCATCCATGATGATGTTGGACGGAATTATTGTAGATCAATCAGCAATACGAGTGGATCGTTATTATGAATGGATTGTTGATACAGTGCAAAATGAAGGGTGTTCCATTGAATAAAACACAAAAAACTTTAGTTTGTATTTGTAGTTTTTTAGTAGGAGTTCTTATCGCAAGAGCTATGGGATTTTGAATAAATAATAGTAATGATTATTGCAGGTATAGATTATTCGTTAACCAGTCCTAGTATATGCGTTTTTAATTCTGAAGAACCGTTTAGTTTTAAACGTTGTTCGTTTTATTTTTTATCAGACGTAAAGAAAAATCAAACATTGTTTCTTAATAATATAAAAGGAGAAGCAATCAATGATTGGAATAGTGATTTTTCAAGATATGAAAACATTTCAGATTGGGCATTAGAATATTTAACAGGTTGTGAACAAATTGCTATTGAAGGATACGCTTTTGGTGCTAAAGGGAAAGTTTTTCATATAGCCGAAAATACTGGAGTTTTAAAATACAGGCTCCATCAATTAGGAATACCTGTAGAAGTAATACCTCCTAGTGCAATAAAAAAACAAGCTTCAGGTAAAGGAAATGCTAATAAAGAAGAGATGTACAAAGCGTTTGTACGAGAAACTTTCATAGATCTACAAAAAATTATAAGTCCTGGAAAAAAAGATATCGGAAATCCTGTTTCCGATATCGTTGATTCTTACTTTATTTGTAAGGCTCTTTATTTAAAATTGAAGAATTAATTTTTCTTCTTTACAGCATTACGAACAGAAGCATAAAACACACGAGTACCTTTTTCTTCTCCGTACTGTTTAATCATGCTAGAAAGCATTGATTTGTGTTCTTTAGCATACTTTTCTTCTTCTGAAGAAAGTTGTTCATTTAAAGCATTGCCCATTTTATTTTGCAGCATGCTTGTTGGTGTTACTTGTTGTTTTTGAGCTTGACCTTGTAGCCAAGCTAACATTAGGTTTTTATCCATTGTGGAATTCCTTTTACAGTATTTATCCGTTTAATTGTTTCACTTCTTCAGTTTTTCCACATTCCGGACATTGTTTGATATATTTTCTCCACATCCAGATCATAACCACGGCCACAATAGGCAGATACCACAACACCCAACCCCAATTACCGCTGATTTTGTCTGCGTGCTCAATCTGGTAGTTAAACTTTTTAAGAACCACATTGCTGGTGGTGGTGTCTGGAATAATAGCAGGAGCAGTACTGCAAGCTGTTAGAAATAAACCGGTTAATGCACTGATTAGCTTTTTCATGATATCTCCTTAAGATTTGTTGGAAGCAGCAGCAGAACCAAAGTAAAAACCCACAATGCTCAACAGAATTTCACGGGTTTCAGAGGTAAACAGGTATCCGTTTACTTCCACAAAGTACTTTTTAATAGTGTCTGGCCCTAACAGATTGGTTTGAGTTGCATCTACTTCCACAAAGGTAGGCACACCAAAGAATGGAAGTATGAACGGAGCCAACATGGTGGCAAACAGTACACCAAGAACTATGACTTGACGTACACCTTTGCCTACATCTAGGGGAACTCTGGCGGCTGCGGCGTTTTGATTTTCTGTGGTTTGTTTGTTAGCGGCTATTATACGCTCAAACATCTCTTTTTGGTCTTGAGCTTTTTGAGCCATGAAGCGGAATATGAATCCAACCAGTCCTCCACCAATCAATGAAATTAATTCTGTAGGCATAACAATCCTTTCTCAATAGCTGTTATTTCTATCCGTATAGTATTTATTAGGCGGCTTACGTCTAAATATCTTTTTTCCGGTTGCTAGCACAGGATCATATCCTGCTATATTTCCAGGTTGATTTTCTCTGGTAGTAGTTTCTGTGGTGGAAAATGAGCCTCCCATGGCATTAGCAATAGCAGCTCCTTCACCTTCTTCTACTAGTCTACAAGCTAACATCTCCCTAACGATTGTTTCTGTGAATGTTTGTTTGTCACCACCCATACTTTCACATTCTTCTGATATTAGATTTAGAGCGGTAATAACACTAGTCATATTTTTGCGAACATACGGATCAGGAACTTTAAGAATTAAACGACGTAATGATATCACCAAGCGATCAAAATCGGTGAAAGCTTGTTTATCCGCAGTTGTTAATTCTTCATCGGGCTTAATTTGATTACCGTTTTCGTCTATAATTTCACGCTGATATGCTGCGGTTCTAACGAATGGAGTGGTAAGTCCTTCTAAAAACTTGTAAACACTAAAACTGGTAATAATTCTGGATAATGCGTTAGTTTTCAACGGTTTCTTCCTGTAAAATTTTCAATATCCTGTGATCCACAGGTATTTCATCTATATTTAGTTCTGGTATGCTTTTTGGAAGCATCTTTAAAAAATACAAAAATGCTTTTAGATACGAATGATATCGCTTTTCAATTTTGTAAAACAGTATTCTGGTGCATGCTTCACTACCAAACACGTTGTTAAGTATAATTAAATGGTTTAATAATAAACGGTTTTTTAAACACTTTTTAGTGTCGTATTTATTTAATAACCGTTTAATATATTTGATTCTGCTTAAGTCCTCGTAGAATTCATTCATTCCCCGACAATGCGGGTTACTATACATTTTTATAGCGTATAAAAGAAAATTTTCTTCACTCAGAGGAGCGTAAAGCATAACAAATGTATTTTAAATTAATTACCAGTTCTTATAGACTTAGCGTGTTCAGGAGTTCCTTCAGATTGAACAATTTTTAGTGTTAGTTTGTAAAGACCTGATGGGCTTTCCATCATGTCTACCACCAGGTTTAGGTGATGACCACCTAATACATCTTCAATACCGTCCGTAACTTTGAATGGTTCTTTGGTTAGATCGTGTGTGGGAGTTGTGCCAAAAGTTCCACCAAAACGCTTTAGTTGGAAAACCATTTGGTCATTTGGTGTGATTTCTGTTCTGTTATTAAAATCAAAATCCATACCAGCAAAATTTAATTTTACTCGTAACAGAGAAAGAGCTGCACGGGGATCCAGGTACTCTTTGTTTGCAAAGGTATTTAAAAATGCTTGTAGTCTGTTTATTTGTTCTTCATTTTCAATTCGGTGAACACCATAATCGCTATGGGCAGAGTTGGGAGCATTTGCTGGCCATTGACCTAAAGCTCCACCATCCATTACTTCACTCTCAAATAGTTGTTTTTTTAGTTCTTTGTACTTTTTCATGTGTGTCTCCAATATTATTTATCTGATTTCTTTTTGGTGTTTAACTCTATAAAAGTAGCCAAACGGTATTTTGCCTCTTCTGGAGTATCCATTCTACCCGGTGGTCCTTTTATAACTTTTACGTTCTTTAATTTTGATGCAATTCCGTCTCTGCTTTTTTGTCTGTCCGAGGTAAGTTTACCTTTATTGTCAGCATTAACTATTTCTTCTCTAACAAAAAATTTATTTTTAATCTGATCTTTAATCAGTAATTTTAGTTCTTCTGTTATGCTTTTTACTGGTTTGGTATCTTCTAAAAAAAGCAAATCATTCTTTTCTGGAACTAACTTTATTTTGGTATTTTCACAAACAAAATTAATTATTTTTTCGGGGGTTATTAGTCTTTTGTTTTGTTTATTTTCTATAACAAAATTACCTTTAAAAGACTTTAAAACTCCTTTTAAACTTTCTGATATAGTTTCTGCTAATACTTGTTTCCCTAAAAATTGATTTAAAGTTTCTTTGGTAAATTTTGTTGTTTGTTTGAAATTACTTGGTGAAAAATGAAGTGTGTTTTGAAATACATGTTCTTTCATGTATTTTTTCTTTATTTTTTTAACTAAACCTTCTTTTTCACAGCCACAATCTTCTTTAATTGCTTCTGTTTTTTTGGTGATTTTGGTGTTATTTTTCATAATCTACTGTATTTATCTTTTTTGTTGGGCTAATTGAACAGTAATGCTGTTATTAATTTTTCTTATTTCTTGTGTTGCGTAAATTTGGTCTATTCTTTCTGCCTTTATTCCACTACACCATTGAACTATAGTAAATCCTGTAATTTGATTGTTTATTTTTATTGGCAACACAGAAAATGCTTCAACATTTCTGGACTCAAAATACTGTTTCACATAAGAGTCTTTTAAGTCTACAGTAAAATGTACTTTAGGATTATTATCGTTGATTAATAGAAGTAATGGCAAAAACATTGAACACAAGTATCCTTGTATTCTTTCTCCATCAGATTCTATGCCTTTTTCTACAGATTCGTGAGTTAAACTAAATTTTCTCATGGATATTCCGTCTATAAAATATTCACCATTATGAAACTGTATTACTTGAGCTCTGGCTGCATCTGTAAGGACGCGTAATTCTGTAAGCAATTCATGAATTTCGCTGTGAATCACTATAAAATTATCATTAGCTGATATTTTTTTTATCTGTTTCCAACCACGGATACCACCTAATATTATTGCAGTTGTTATTGCAGCAATTATGGTCCAATGTTCAAATACCTTTGTAAAATCTTCAGACAAACTAAAAATTCCGTTTTCCATGATAAACCTTTATTATTACTTCTTATTTGGTTTGGTAGTGTCTTCGGTGTATTTCTTGCTTTTAGTTAAAACAGGTGTTGTCCCTGCGTAGGGAGTATCTTTTATTAGTTTTTTTACTAGTTCGGAAGTGCCTTCAAATCCTGCACCATGATCTTCGTTCATGCTACGATTTTTTGATTTTGACAACACTCGTAAATTGCTGTCACCATTATTTTGCGGATTTCCGTCTTCATGATGCACGTCTTTACCATCGCCTTTGCTTACTTTGCCTTCATCTTCCATTTTACGACGAGCCATTACTCGTTTGCTGCGATTAGCTCTTTGTTCAGGTTTGCTGTGGTAGTTGTCGTATTCTTTACGATAATTTCTTTCAATTAAAATATTAAATTCTTCTTTGATATATTTTAATGCTTGTTCTCTTGGTAGTTCTCCATTATTCACCAAGTCTACCAGGTAATCATTAATCATTCCATATTCTTCTAAAATCTGATCTGCACCTTTTTCAATGATATTTTCTTCTTGACCAGAAGTATCAAAAGTTTTCTTTACTGGTATACGTAATTGTTTTTCTGTTTTAGAATACGGATTAATTGTTACGATTGTATCGCTGTCGCTATCGTTATCGTAGTATTCAGAATAATCTACTGGTGTGCTGTACACCATATCTGAAAGATACAAATTAAAGAATTGCATGAAGTTTATGGGATTTGCTAGTTCTGTTATTTTTTCTAATTCTGAAACAAAACTAGCAGGATTATCGTTGTTCAGCACTCTTTCTTGATACATTAAATCAAATGAAGACGGTGTTTCTGTGTTCTCTGTAAACTTTGCACTCAAATAAGTTTGTTTTGATTCTGCTAAAGTTGTAGCAAAACTTGCACTCATGGGGATGAGTTTTGCATTTGTTCCGTCTTTATTAACACTTATAATCATGTTTGCAGTGCCTACACCACCATCAAACTTAATATTTCCTGTGAGACACTCTAGTATAAATGCACCTTTAAGATCATCGTCTATATTAAATAAATCTTCTACTAATTGCTTTGCACGATTTTTAAATATATTTTTGTTGTCTTGAAATTCTAATTTCTTTTGTTTATCTCTTATTATGGTTGTTCTGCCGGTTTGAAACGAATTTTCATCTCTATAGCTGATTGGTGCTTTAGACATAAAAACTTCACGCACTTCTTTGAAATAGTCTTTTAGTAGTAGAGAAAACATGTTTATTATTGCTTCACCATTTTCAGTATTAATTAATAAACTTAATATTTGATTGGGCTCACCTTTGTTTCCTGGTCTAATCTGATGACCTACTTTAATACCTACACCGATTTTTTGTTTTCCTTCGGTGCCAATCATTGTGGCTGCTGGGCTTGTCACTGGTGTGCCTGTAAGTTTACTCCACAATTTACCGGTTTTAACTGCTGGTGGTAGTAATTGAAATTTCATACCACTTAAACTAGGAGACGAATCTATTAAACTATTAACAGCACGATTAACAGAATCTGCAAGTGTTCTGCTTGTGGATAAGAGTTGTGATACTTGTGGTGGTAATTCTTCATTTTGATTTAATCCAAAAGCTATACCTGATACAAGATCTACTCTTTGATGGTCCCAGTCTGGGAATGTTGATAATTCGTCTGTAATTTCTTTTCCGTCTCTAGGAACTCTTGGAGTTGGTGGTGGAGGTAGTGCTAATGCTTGTTGATCTGAAGAGCCTGATGATTCTTGTGATTTTGGAGCAGTTTCGTTTTCTTTTTCTATTTTGCCTATCAGCCTCATTGAAGTTTTAGTGTTCATAAATTCAGCTTTTTTAGAAACACTTATAAGATCAGATTTAGATACTGGTCCTTTGTCAAATTTACCAACTCTTCCTTTTAGCACACGGTGAGTTTCAGAATTAAAATCTTCTGTTGTTATTATTTCTAATTTGCCTATTTTTGTATTTCTAACAATGATCACATCAGATAAACCGGCTTGTTTCTTTTCTTTGCGGGTTTCGCGTTTACGATCTCTGTCTTTATCTGCAGGATCAACCTCTGGTCTCATTTTTGATTTTTCGCTTTTAAGCGGATTAGAGGCTTCTGTTATTTTTTCTATAAATGTATTTTGTAATTTATTTTTAAATTCTTCACCAAGACCCATCATTATACCTTTTGCTTTAGCTTGCGCCAATTCCATTGCTTCTTGTGAGCGTTCACGCCCTATTCTGATAGCATTAGTTCGGTTGTCTCTTCGGCGCTTCATCATAATTTCTCGTTTTTTCTTTTGATATGGAATATTAACTTCAAACAGATTTAGCGATTCTGCAAGAAATTGCGAGTATTCGTCGGGATTAAACCAGGATGGTAGATCTGTCATGTGATAAAGTTATTTATGGAAAATTATGATTTATCTTCTGGCTGGATACGTTCTACCGTGAATCCTTTAAATGATTTTCGTTTTTTACTAATAACATCATACATGGCAGAAGAATTAATGCTTCGATCTCTACAGAATCCTTCAAAGTTGTCTGTAATATATTTTATGCCTTCTTTATCTGTAAAAATGTAGATTGTTCGCTTCTTTTTGGGGGTTGCGAACTGTATAATCTTTTTAATTCCTGATTCCCAGACCCATCCTTTGGCAGTTCGTTTAAATTCTCCACCATGTTTTTCCAAAAATTTAGCTCTATTTTGGATTTGTTTTGAATTTTCATTAAAAAGAGCCCATTCTCTGGTATTAGGTTTATTCACATTGTTTAGGTTCATATTCATCTCTCCATTCTTTTATAGCTACAGCCAAATCTTTTTTATAATTTTTGGTATCTTCTACGAATGTTTGTACAGTTCCATCATCACAGGTTATCAGAATAACAATCTGAGTGATTTTTTCTCCGGTTCTTTCGTGCCACATTTCTGCATACGCAGTAGCTTGTAAGAAATAGTTGTGGATATCGTCTTTTCTTTTGGGTTTAGTACTGCCTTTAAAATCTATAACACTAAGCACTTCATCATACTCGGCAATACAGTCTACTCTACCGGCTAAACGTAAAGGTTTGCTCCATAAAAATCCTTCTATAGAACGAACATTATCAATTTTATTGATTTCAGTTTGGAGCTGACAGAACAGATCTAAGGTATACGGATCTTGATTATTTAAAAATTCTACATCATTCAGTACATATTTTTCAATTAAACTATGTAATTTAGTTCCCCGATTTCGGGTCCTGATGGCCTCTTTTGGATTATTTTTTCTCCATTCTGCAAAAAATTGATTCTTTTTCCAGCCAACAACGGTGGTTACACTAGGAAATTTGCCGTCTGGGGTCTGGTAAAATCCATCAACCCGCTCGCCTTGTTCTAATTTTTGAAAATTATGTGTAAAAGTTTTAGTTCTCATAATTTAAATGCTATTATATGTAGGTGGGTTAAAAGTATGGTTATATAAATAATGGCATGAAACCAATTACACCAGCATCTTATCAAGATATGTTTCCAATAACCGCAGGAACCGGAGTTGTTCCTCCACACCGTGCTTTATTTTTACAATGTACTACTGTTCCTAACTCCATAGGTTTAATATTTCAGGATGGTACTGGAGTAACACTAGGAACCATGGGTGCTACACACACCACACAAATACTTCCCATAACCGTTAAACAAGTAATATCGCTTAGTGGTATTACTTGTTCCGGAATGATCTGATCAATACGGTAAGCTTTGATCGTCTTTTTCTGGTTCTTTGCGCTTAACCACATCGTAGAATCTAACAGATTTCAAACCACCTAGATACGCTTTAGGATTTGTCCAATCTGTAACTCTGTTGTAGAATTGATCTTTCTTGGGCTCTATCAGTTCTCTGCTTTCATCTTCCGGAACTCCTCTTTCTTTTCTAGACAAAGAAGAATCTCCCGACAGCTTTAAACGCTGTTGTATTGTTGGAGATGTTGCAATAGTAACAGAGTAGTCTCCACCAAAACTAGGAACTGTTCTTAGTGTAGGAGTGTAAGATGGAGTTCTGGGTTTAGATTTTGTGGGATCGTATAGCGGCGTTTCAAATTTATCAACTCTTTGCAGAATATCAAATCCTTCTAAAAGTTCTTTTTTAGAAATCTTCATTATTTACCTTTCATTTTGTTTTGAGTTTTTCTTTGTATTCTTTTGAAATAACTAGAAATCTCTGTGCCTTTGGCATCGTATACACGGAAATTTTTCTTTCCGTAAATTGCACGCTTTACACCACGTAGAGAAGATGCAAAAATCTCTACTTTTTTGCCGCCTTCTTGAACAACCACAATCTTATATTTTTGCTTTTCGGACTTCTTTTGAAGAGACGATTTAGGATTGTAAATTCCTTCGTAGATGGGTAGCACACCGTAAGATGCAGCGCGAAGTGCGGGATAACGAACATCAGTCATGGGAGAAATCGGAGGTAGTTCTATTTCGGGTTCCATGCGTCCTGTTTTTCTCTTTTCTGGTTCTTCTGGTGCCGGGGCTTTTGCTCCTTTTAATCCACCATATCCCACAGGAATTCTGGTGGATACGGAAGGAGTTACCCCTGTTATTGGTTTAGGAGCTCCAGCAAGTTGTAGATTAGTTTTTAGCGCTGGTTGTGTGGCCAATTGAGTTTGTGTTTTAGTTAATATTTTTGTTTCAGTGGCTAATTTGGGAGCTGTCTGTGTTTTTGTTAACAAACTTAAAGCTAGTTTTGTGGTAGTCTCTTGTTTTGTTTTAGTTTGTGTCTGAGTTTCAAGTGCAGTTTTAGTTTTAAGTGCAGTTTGAGGTGATGTTTGTAGTTGTGTTTGTGTTTCGATTTTTGGAGCAAGTTCAGTTTTAATATCTGTCATCACATCTTTGGCTGTATCAGTTTTAGAAGCGGTAAGATCTGCAACTTTAGGAGCCAGTGTGTCAATTTCTGTAGTTTTTACTTCATAGGCAGTTTCTTTGGCAGGTGCCGGAATAATAGGTTTAATTTCTTCCGGTTTTACTTTTTTTACTTCAGTAGTTTTTACTTCTGCTGGTTCTGCAGCAGGAACAAGTTTTGAAACATCTGTTTTTGCCAGATCTACTTTAGGTGACATTTCTGCCATTTTTTTCTCTAGATCTGCAAAGAATATTTTTCTTAGTGCAGTGTCAACTTCCGGTTCTGCATATTTTACGGCTTTTCCAATAAGATCAGGAATTTCTGGGGCAAGTTTCCCTAAAAACTTTCCTACATGCTCATCCAATTGAATCAGATTAAGATAATTATCTGTGCTTTCTCTCATGTATCTATTATTAATCAAAGAATCCCATTGACTCATATGTTTGTGAATGCCTTTTCTGGTTTCTTCTGGAGAAAGTGACGGAACATTTAATAATCGTTTTAATTCTTTTTCTTCTCTGGCTTGTCTTGCTGCAGGAGATTCTAAACCTGCAGCTTGTAATCCGGCCATGGCGAGACCTAAACCAGGCATGGTTAAACTAGCTAATCCTCTGCCACGTTCTTGTGTTTGAGCTTCTTTTTCTGTAGGCGTTGCTGCTTGAGCAGGATCTGATAGTGCGAAACTTGCTAGTACGGCAGCAGGACCAACAACGGGCATAAGTTTGCCAGATTTTAGCGCCTTTCGCACTTTGTCTTCTAGATATCCACCGGCAATTCCTCCTGCAAGAGAACTTGCAGCACCAAGAGCAAGATCGTCTGATATTTTACTTCCAAAAACAAATCCAGCTGCTGATCCAATTGATGCTCTCGATACTGCTGGTTTGCCTCTCATTTTGCTAAAAGCATTAAACACCGAAGAGGCTGCCTTGTCTCCTGCAGCCGCTCCAGCAATTTCTGCTGTGGTTTTTAATACAGGACCAGCACCCATATTTTCAGCATATTCTCCTGCTATATTTTGGCCAGTTGAGGCTAAAACCCCAGCTCCTATTGCTCTCCCTAGTACTTTAGGGACTACTTTAATGCCTCTTCCTATTTTAGACATTATTCCTGGGGTGTCTTTTGGTGGTGTGGAGGATGGAGTTGGGCGTGGAGTTGGAGTTGGGCGTGGAGAAGAAGAACTAGGATTCCGATTTACACCACTTCGTCCCGGTCCTATTAGTCTGGCGTATGCATCAGATAATATTTTCCATTCGCCGGGTGAACCGCCCATATCAGGATGCATCACTTTAGCTTTTGTTCTGAATGCCTTTTTTATTTCGTCTAATGAGGCTCCTTCTGGAACGCCCAACACATTATGATCTAGGTCTTCAAACAAAACTCCTAGTATAGAAGAAAAGGCAGAAAGATGTGATTCATTTACCTCTTCGGTATTGGATGCGATATCATCAGCAAATATTTCTAGACCAAACAGTTCATTTATTTTTTGTGAAAATTCTGAAACAGTAGGATAACAGCCATTGAGTTGTTTCCAACCCATGGCTGATTCCATTAGTGAATTTTTAATTGTGGATGACGCTTTTAGCTGTGTATACCTGTTATTCTTCATAACAAGTATTTATCTATATTTTACTTTGCTGGAAGTACCAAACGCAATGGCCAGTTCCTAAAACTGTCATTATTTCCAAACAGAACCCAGTCTTCCACTTTCAGGGGGTCATACGACCTCCACGTACCATCTTGCAGGTTTAGGGTGTAAACACTACCCGAAGCCGCCAACTTTCGCCAAACCGCCAAAGACACATTAGTTTGGTGAGAATCAGAAATAATAGTGTATCCGTTATTGGCCAGCCAACGATAAATGGCTGGTGCCAGACCTCGACCAATATAATCCTCGTGGACTCGAATACGATCCATCACATAGATATTACGACCCCACGGAAGTGCACCTTGTGGAACAGGTGCAGCAACCAGACGACAAATCAAAATTCCTTCCTTTCTGGTTCCCACAGCAATAATCATTCCGTTTCCTTGGCCTGTACGAATTTTCTTCATACAGATCATTAGACCCTCCAGATCTCCTGAACCTCGATACTTAATTTCTTCTCCTTCGAGGCTGTTGTATTCCTCAAAATTCGCCTGAAAAGCGTTTTGGTGCGAGTTGTCAATACGAATAATAGGTGTAAGAATCATGCTGTTAATATACTCCTAGAAATAAAAAAGTCAAATGGAAAATTTAATTTTCATAAATATTAGTGATCGGGCTGAGTTGGTCGTAGGGACAGTCCTCAAAGCGAACTACGCCATTCATGCTAAAAAAGGAACTTCGCTACCTTTCGGTCGTCATAGGGCAGAGAAGAGTTTAGACTCTTCTTTGCTTTTTTATAAATATAATGTATGAATCTACACGAAGTATACAGAAATTCCGGATTAGGTAAATGGTTTCACGGAGAAAGTGCAAATAAAACTCCCGGTTGGGATCGTTACAATTCTGAAGGAAAAATAGTAGGCGAGTGTGGAGACGCAAAAAAAGGTGAAGCGTATTCTGCGTGTCTTTCCAAACAAAAAGCAGAAAAATTAGGAAAAGAAGGACGAGCTTCTTTCGTTAAACGAAAACGAGCAGCACAAAGTGCAGCCGGTCGTGGTGAAAAAGGTTCGGGAGAAAAAGGGAAAAAACCAATTAATGTTGATACAGGAGCATCAAAAATGGAAGAATGTCATGAATGCGAAAACGATCTAATTCTTGAAGGCAAAAATAAACCAAACGATCCGGAAAAGTGGAGTGCTTGCAAGTCTGCAGCAAAAAGTAAGTTTGATGTGTATCCTTCTGCATACGCAAACGCATGGGCTTCTAAATGCTACAAGAAAAAAGGTGGAACTTGGAGATCTATTAAAGAAGAAACACAAATGGACGAAATCAAACAAACAATTAAAGAAAATATCATTTCTAGTTTTATGGAAAATGCCAAACCAGAATTTGCTCCTCGCGGTGCAAGTAAACAACGTCCGAAGAGTTGGGATAAAGGCACAAAGTCTGGTTCTGAAAAACGAAAGATGCGTGAACAAGGCAAGCGTGAAGCTCGTGAGATGAATGAAGGTTGGGTAGACGATGAATCGGGTGCACAAGAGCGTTTGATTCGTTCTGGAATGGTTTCTCCAGATACCAGCTATTATCGCGGTAATCGTACAGGCCAGTACAGACCGTATGAAGGACAAATTGCTTCCCAAACTGCTTGGGCACAAAAAAATATTCATCCAATTCTTAAGAAACACGGAATGGAAGAATTTGCTGCCAGAACAAGCGAACATGGGTATCCAGCAGGACTAGAAGTACAAAGCCATCCTAATTTTAGAGCATTTCTTAATGATTTCATAAAGATTCACACACAACACAACAGAGACTTTTGGAGTCGTGAAAATCGTGCTTCTCCGTATCACTGGCCAGCAATCAAACACGCTAAACAAGAACTAGAGTATTTAAATAGAAGAGAAGCAAAAGCAAACGGAGATTTGAGCGAAGGACAATCATGGGGTCCAGAATTTGCTGGATCGTCTCAAGATGATGCTACTGCTCGTGCATACGAAGAACAAGGCCGTGAAGCAGATATTAATTCTACTCCTGTTTCTCACAGCGAAATGGTAGAAAAAATTCAAAAAGCACACGACGCAGCAATCGCACACGCTTACACTGCTGCTACTATGGGTAAAAAGAAATTAACACCAGAACAAATGCACGATACTTATCACGAACACTTTAAAAGAGTAATGGGTAGTTCTGATTGATTAAACTTTAAGTTTATTCCAAAGAGCCTTACAAATAAAGTAAGAGTCTACGATGTCGGAAACTGGGTTTCCGACATCTTTTTTTCCGGGGCTTATAACTTTTTGTAGATCTACAAACGTTTCTCGAACGAATGCTTTATACATCTCTTCTTTATTTGCATTACCCTTACCTGACGCCTGTTTCTTGATGGCACTGGGTGGAATAACTTCTACGGGTATGCCTGCTTGATGTAGTCTATATTTAAGAACTCCTGTATTTTCTGCAATATGAAACACTTTACCCTTAGCACCGAACGCATAGCCTTCTATGGCTATCTGTTCACATACTCCCAGATGTTCCATAGCCCAATCTGAAATATTTTCGTATCGTGAAAAATCTGTGGTCCAATCGTGGAACGCTTCACCGTAAATATTATTTAAAAACATGGTTTGATTTTTCTTTACGTCTGAAAGAAAAAAGAAAGAACAGCGTTTAAATGTAAACGGCTCATCCGAATTAAAAACGCAGATACTGGGACTTGTTAACGAATAATCTACACCTGCAATTAACATGTATAATATGTATTCAGAATCCCATAGCTCTAGCAAGCAGAACGCCTACCAGAAAACTACAAACACACACTAAAGTTTTTTGTGTTTTATTCAAAGGAACACCCCTCATTCTGAGCAGTGTCCACAATCCAATCGTAATACTTGTCTACACGTGTGGCAGACTGATCCACAATCGTAGCGTCTACAATCATCATGGAAGCAATAATACCTGCTAGTTTTCCGGTTTCTTCAAATACCGCACCACCAGAATCACCAAACCACACATGACCATTCACAGGAAGAAATTTCATGTATTGTGGTTCTTCTTCCACGGTTCCATAATACCAGAATGTTCCAGGTTTGCTCACTTTCTTAATTTGTTTAGAGTATCCGACTGTTGTTAAAGACTCTCGTTGAGTTAGCTCAGACTTATCGGTTATCATCTTTGCTGGCGGTTCATCACATCCTTCCGTTAATATCAAGATTCCTAGATCGTGAACTATTTCTTCGCCTGTTTTATAACCGGGGTGCAATATGACTTTTTCGATTATATACGCTTTGTCCCCGGTTATAAAATATTGTAATTGCTCGCCATCTATAACATGGCCAGCTGTAAGAACTACTGCAGGAGCAACAAGAACTCCACTGCCTACGAATTCTCCTCGCTCGTTACGTACTTGCCCCACACAACCATACTTATTTTGAGTATTGCTGTTGCTTATATCAAATCCCGGAAACGGGTCTGGTTTACTAATACTCTTAGGAATTTCGACGGTTGCAGTGGGGAGGGGATTTTTGGAGACACTGGTATCTTTCTGGCATCCGTTAAGGAGGGCTAGAATCACTGCGGCAAAGATTGCAGTGCCCTTTGTCATTTCATAAATATTTATACCAAAAAACGGAAAAAATATAAATAATTTTGGAAAAAGAGATAACCATGAATAACCTACCGACCAACGACGAAATGAATATTATTAGACACATAACCAGATCTGTGCCATCTGCTCAAACTACTGAACTAACAGAATCTCAGCTACACGAGCTTGCTTCTTTAACAGAAGAACAGATACAAGAACTACTGACAGAGGGAGGTCGTTTAGAAGCTTTCTTAAAAATGATAAAAGGTCTAGCACAAAAACTAAGACCTTCTGCTAATGTGGAACTGCCACCATTAAAACCAGTTTTACCTGCACCCAGTCTACCACCATCGGGCACCATAGTTCCTAAAGGATTTGGAGTATGGGAACCTATTCCACAACCCAAAGCACCATCAAATCTTGCTAGTGGTTTAAAGGATCTGGGAATAGCTGCGGGGCTAGGAACTTTAGGTTATCTTGGTATGAGCAAGAAAAAAGAACAATCCAGTGTTGCTCCCGAAGGCTTAGGAGTATCAGCAAGTAAAGCCGGGACTGCCAGAGCAGAAGCAGAAGAAGCAGCTGCCAATGTTCCTGCAGTCGCTCCTTCAACACCCGCACCTGCACCGGCTAGAGTCCCAACTCCAGCCCCAACTTCTAATTTTGTTGTTGGAAGAGCCAGAGGAGAAAGCGTTCCAACCAGAGCAGACGAGCCAAACATTCCAATTCCTGCACCAGCAAAACTACCAGAACAACCTATGGATGCTGCTGCAACCGCAGCAAAAATGCGTTCTGATCGTTTTGCCGCAGAAAAGCAAAAAGCTACCCCAGAACAAATAAAACAAGTAGAAGATAATGCAAAAAGATACGGCGTAGAACCATGGACACAAGAGCATTACGATGCTGTTGGTAAGAGCATTGAACAAAGCAAACAAGCTATACAAACTGCTCAAAAAGATCTAGAGGCTTCACAGGCAGCTCTGGCAGCAAGACGAACTCCTGCCAGTACCGCTCCCACAAAAGCACCAGAGCAAGGACGAGACACTTCGAACATTGTTCCGGGATCTCAAATGTGGGGGGAACTCTCTGCAGCAGAACGTAAAGCCATCAGAGATCGTTACGCTAAAGGTGAAGGCCCATCAATTAGTATTCGTTACAATAAAGAAACCAATAAGTTTGATGAACCAGGTTATGGCGATCAAGGCCGTTATGCTGATATAGTTAAAGCTCTAAATGTAAACGAATCTGTTCTTTCGTATTGTAACTTTATAAGTGAAAATTTAGGAGTAAATCTTAGAGGATATAAAGCAACAAAGAAAGATCAAAGAAAAGGTAGACTATATCAAAAACAACTAGAAACTCGCCCCGAAATGAGTTGGAGTGGCGATTCTGCTAGTGTGCCGGATCTTCCTAAAGCGGATAATCAAGCAAAATCTGGTGTAGATCCAGAAACATTTGTGAAGCAACATGTAATTAACATGATGACTAATGCCCAAGAAAAAGGAATTAAGATGACTCACGGGCAAGCGCACAGTGCAGCTTTAGATCTGTTAAAACGACACATGGCACACGACTAACAAAAAACCCGGTCTTGCGACCGGGTTTTTTTATTTCAGAAAGGGATTTGTGAATTGCGTCCGGTAGTTTTCTTCTTAGGAAGTGCTTCAGTGATACTGTTCATTTCGCGATACATGTCCATCAAATCACGGTTTATGCGATTTTCAAAATTGTCTAAACGACCGTTCACAGACTCCATTTGATTGCGCATTTCTTGATGAATTTCTTCATTTCTTTTTTGGTTTTCAAAACCATTAAGAACGTAGTAACGATACATCATAAACGCTAACACGCTAGTAAACACAAAATTAATCAGTGCAAATACTTCAGTGCTCATAACAATCTCCTTAATTATTGGTCAAATCGACCAGTTCACATTTGTCGCCGCTACAAGCGAACGACTGAGTTCCAACAGTTTGATCCACCTTTTCCCACTTCTTCAGTTCACTCCAATCAATATCTTTGGGAGTGGCTGCAAGCAGTTCTTCATACTGAGCCTTGGTGCAATCTTGATACGGTGCTTGACGATACGAATGATCTGAGTGTGGTAGGAACGAAATACCACTAATCTCGTCAAAGTGCTTGTACACCCATGCACCTACCTCCATCCATTCGTGTTCACGCACAGTAACAGTAATACTTGGCTTGTGTTCGCACCAGTAACGCTGATACGCCAGCCATAGCTCCAAATGCTCTATAGCAGTCATGTCGTTACGGGTAACAGAACCTTCAGCCTTCATGGGGAACGAAAACACCATAACAGAATCAGGCTTCATCACACACGCCTCGTGAGTAAATCCTTTCTCAACCATCATCTGGCACAGAGGATCTTTACGATCTGCACGAACAGTGCGGATGTAGTACTCGTTGTGACGAGCGTGGATACCTGAAGCCGCATCGGTAAGTTGTGAAACTGTACCACTGGGCTTGATGCAAGTAATGGCTGCTGCAGGATTGATACCAAGTTTCTTGGCCCATTCTGCATTAGTTTTAACCGCCATCTCTTTGAGATTTGTCAGATTATTCTTCAGACCATGCATATCACGCATCATAGTGTTATCTAAAATACCTGTAAGCGAAACACCTAGTAGTGCTTCTTCTTCACAGTTCTTTTTCCATTCGCTTGACAGATACGGGAAGTTGGTTAGTGAAGCTTGCCATGTGCCTAGAATAGCTGCAAGACGAACTTTACGAGCCAGTGTTTCCATGGTATCGTTAGGACGAACAATCACTTCTGTAAGATTGCAAAATTCACGATCTCGCAAAATAATTTCTGAACACGGATTGGTACCGAACTCGTATGATGCGTCACGACGATCACCTAATTTGGCTACAGTCTTTTGGCATGCATCACGATTAAAGATACCACGCTCACCGCTCTTGCTCTTGTATAGAGATACCCATTCTTCCATAAATGTGCCGATCTCTGGCTTCTCTTTGTACACTACACTATTATTCGCAAGTGCTCTTTGAGGATTAGCTTCCCACCATGCGCCAGTTTTAGCATCACGCATCCGTTCATCGGTAAGATTGGAAAGGCTGATAAGAGCTGATCGACGGACGCCTCCGACCACAACAACTTCCGCAATCTTACAGACAATATCGTGGCATTCGATGGAGGTGAGTTTGCGTCCTGCTGCTCTTCTAAATGTATCCACACTGAACCTAAACAGATCATCCAGTGGTTTTGGCCCAGATGCACGGCCTCCAAAAGTTTTGAGGCGGGCACCAGCAGGCCGTATCTTAGATAAGTCCCATCGTGGAATTTGACCTCCAATGAGTAAGGAGACAAGTTCCTTGTAAGCTTTAGCCCAACCAGCCTTGCTGTCTTGGACAACGATTGTTGTATCAGAGTCAGTAAACTCTTCAGCGATTGTAGGTAGTTTGTCAACATATTGTCTCTCCACTGAGAATCCTACGCCTGTACCACACATAAGAATGTACAGAATTTCATCAAAAGCACGAACACGATTCACTGCCACATACGAGCAGTTGTATCCTGCAGTATTGTCACGATCTAGTGCTTCGCCTGCGGTCATTAGCGAACGCATAGAAGGCATGATTTCTTGATTCAGGACTGCCTGACGAAGTTCTTCACGAGTCTCCTTATCAAGCTTGCACTTCGTGTTCTCCTTGAGATGCTTGTCGAAGTGATTAAAGTAACGGTTCACTGTTTCTTCCCAAGACTCACGACGGCCTTCATCTTCTAGCCAACGTGAATAACGTGAAAGGTGAATGAACTCTTGATAAGGTGTAGGTAAATGCATATTTAATTTTTCTCCTGTTGTTTAAAGTGAGTAAGTTTATTTAGCGGTCAGTACTGCCCAAGAATGTGGAAAAAGTGGTTCTATAATTTTTCCAATTGCACTGGCGTATTGCTGAACTTCCCATTGAGCATGGGCGTCTATTCGCTGTTTAAAGACACGAGCGAACGCTGAGAGCGATCCGGTCCACCACCACTCGGTATAGGTACCCTGTGGCAATACAGACCGAGCCTGTTCCGGAGCAACCCCTTCTTTTAGTAGTTCTTTGTAGATATCAACACTATCGTATGCTATACGGGTATACATTCTATCTAAATCATCAACTACAATATCGTGTATAAAATCTGAACTGCCTTGTTTAGCTCCATCTGTAGGAGCACTACGCCATTCTGGAATATAAAATTCTGGTTCGTTGGTTACATACCTACGCGATATTTCGTTTTCAGTAAAACCGACTTTGTGTTTGAATAATTGCGTCCGCACAAAGATGGGTGCTTTAATTCGAAGCGTAATTTGTGGATGTGCGAAGGGAGTCCAATGACCATGTTCTGCAAGGTATCGGATGAGTCGCTGATCTCTTTGTGATAGCTTATGTGAACCATTTTCTGTTGTTTCCCACTCACTGGTTTTAGCAAATGAGACCCTAGCAGCATTGACAACCGTAAGATCTGAGCCCATATGATCGACATATTCAACGTGTCCTTTATCTAATGTTGTTATTTTATGCATAAATTATAGAAAATCTTTTATCAAATGTTTTTAAATCTTTATTAGAAACTAAATTATCACCGGAAAGCACTATCTTTTTTAAATTATTTTTCATTTCGTCTATCAGTTCATCTGTCGGATCAGCATATTTTTGAAAAGATAATTTAACACTACCAACAATTTTTGGTATTAAACCATCCGGCAAATCATTGTCTTTAGCATAAAAAGTATTTATTTTTGCCCAATAATAATATTCTGCATATTCTGTAAAATCCTTAAAAGGATTCATTCTCTGAGGCCAAGTAAAAACTGTATATCCCATTTTTAATAAATTAATGCTTGCTCTGTAAATTCTACTAGTTCTGGTATTATCTAAAACAAAAATTAAATTTCTTTTTTTTAATTTTTCTGGGATAATCATTGTTGATACAATTCCTGCTGCAGCAATGCTATTTTCAAAAAATTGTGAATCGTATTGGCCTTCTGTGACTATAATAGGAGTTTCTAAATTTAATTTATTTTTTTTATTTCTGTGCCAATAAAATTCTTTTATTGAAGATAAGGTTTTAATATCTTGCCAAGAATACGGTAATTGATTACGGTATAAAATTAATTTATTTTTTTGTACATCATAAAAAAATTTATAATACAACCTAAAAGTACCCCCAAAGCTTATATTTCGTAGTACCACACTAATAATATTAGAGTCTGCATCTTTTCCAAAAAACCCCATAAAATTTACAGTTTTAGCTGTTTGAAAATCCGTATTATCGTTTAGATATTTTTGTGTTTCTTCATCTAAATGAACATATTTATTAAACCATTCTTCTATATTTTCAACATAGAAATACAGATCTCTTTCAATCGATGGTATAAATCTGTTTTTAGAATATAATACAGAAATATTATCTGGAGATAAAGTATTTAAATAAATTTGTTCATTTACTATAGAACTATTTTCATTTAAAATGTTTAAATTATTTGTATTTAAATAATCATGTTCAAGAATCATATTCATCATCTTCATCTAAATCTAGATCTTCTTCATCTTCGTCTTCATCTATATCATCAAATTCTTGATCAATTTCAAAATCAGTTATATCAATATCTGTATGATCCTGAGCATACTTGTGAGCTTTATTGTATAATTCAGGTTTTATTTCTTTAATGTATTCCATAAACATGAAACAAAACACAAATACAGGATTATTCGTATCAATTTCAATCTCTTCGTATTCTTTTTCGTCCTCTGGCTCGTTTAAATTTTCTTCCATTTATTAATCCTTATTTGAGCTTCAAGACCTGATACAGAGTTCTCGTTAATAATATTTATGATTTCTGTGGCATCTAAACCATCCATAATCATATCGTTAATATCTTTGTGTTTGATATGATCAGGCCACACACAAACTCGTTTATGTTGATCCACGAGTTTTTCCATTGTGCGAACAACTTGTTCGTTTCGTGGTTCATTGTCCATCACATACACCACAGACCGTTCACGAATTTCTTTAGGTGGCGTGAACACATCACTCATTCCCACAGTAGCCAGACAGTTAGGAATAAATAGCGAATCTAGTGGACCTTCAACAACGTAAACCGTTCCAGTGACATCCATACGATCCAGACCATACCATGACTTGTGTTCTTGATCGTCAGGCTTGATGGTGATGTATCGCACACTCTTACGAGCAGCACGATCTGTAGACACTTTGATGATTCGGCCTTGTGCTCCAACCAGATGTCCTTTACGATCCAAGATAGGAATTACCAGTCGTGGTTCTGCAGCAAGACCTTCTGCAGACTCACGATTAATTCGACGTGCCCACTGAGCAAAGTCTTCTGCATAGTACAAATGTTGCCACATCTTCTTGGGAATCTTACGTAGTTCCACAAATTGACGGCAAGCGTGATTAGGTGGTAGTTCCGCAACAGTAGGTAGCTCAATAGTATACTTCTTCTTGGGCTTTTTGGAGAACAGCATCTTAGGTTTTTCCCTTTCCTGTGTTGGTTGTTTCTCTTTAAATTTTTCTAGACTGTACTCTTTACATAGGTTTGGAGCAACTTTACTCATGAAATTATATAAATTGAGACCAATACCACAGTTATGACACTTGTAAAAGTATTCACCTTTCTTCTCAAAGAAGAAACCACGAGCCTTCACCTTGTTCTTGGTGGAGTCTCCACAGATAGGACAACGGCAGTTAGCAAGATTGTCTTTCTTCCAACTGAATCGTTCTAGTTGGCCAGACATCAGATTAATAAACTTTTTATCAATATACGTTGTCATGTGCGAAACTTAGAAAAGTCTTTCTTGCCAAACTTACTGGTAAAGCGATACTCTTCGTCTTCTTCTGTATCGGGCTCTTGATTTGCATCTGCTAGTTGTGTTTGTTCCACATCAAACAGTTTCATCTTGGCACGATTGATACCCACAATAAACTTACGATTGATGGCAGTATCGTTGTATCGATTCTTTAACTGCTTCACCATGATCTGGTTCATCTCGTCCAGTTTTTCTGTAGAGATCAGAGCAAACATAAAATCTGCAGTGGCAGGTAGACCGAACGATTCTGAGGTGTCTTCCAGACCGATATCAGTGCTGGCAAAGCCTACACGATTTACTTGAGTGGCAGACCAGATGGGAACGGCGTATTCCACAGCCATACTACGGAGTTCTTCCGCAATAGCTTTGATGTACATGTACGAGTTAACGTTACCGTTATGCTTCATACGACTGGACGCACATATATTTAGGTAATCAATAATGATCACATCAGGCTTGAACTTCTTCTTGAGATTCAGTTCGTCCAGCAGCACACGGAAGTGGTTCACACTGGCACTGGATGTAGGATACTCTTTAATAATAATCTTACCTTTAGCACTCTGCTTCAGAGTGGCCATCTTTTTCTCGTACACTTCTTTGGGAAGTTCACGAAGCGAATCCAGAGTGATGTCTAGCAGATTGGCGTCAATACGTTCGGCAATACGTTCCTCGGCCATCTCACATGTAATATACAATACGTTCATGCCTTGTGCAAGACAATTTGCTGCATGATGGCAAAGAAATAGCGACTTGCCTACACCTGTGCCTGCCATCACAATATTCAAGGTTTTAATAGGAGTTCCACCGTTGGTGATGGTGTTGAAAAACTCCAGATCGAACGGAATCCGCTTTTCGATTCGATGATAAAAGTCGTATCGTTGATCTGAATCTTCCAGGTAATCATGACCGATATTAGTATCAAAACTAACTGCAAGAGCATCAGATAAAATACTTGGAATAGCTGTTCGGATCTTGTCTTTGGACTTTCCATCAATAATTTGAATGGACTCCATGATGCCGTTGTAGAGAGCCTTTTCCTTACAGAAGTTTTCAGTTTCTGTGACCAGCCATTCCAAGTTGTGCTGGTCTGCAGACTTTTTGTTAAAGTCTTCCAGTATTTCAATACACTCATCGTACTCTTTCTGAGCAATTCCCTTGTGCTTCTCAAGACAGATACTCATAGCATCCTTGGACGGACACGCGTTGTACTCCATCACAAAGTCGTGGATACAGGTGTACAACATCTGAATGGGCTTCCTGTGGAAGTACTCATTCTTGATGAATGGAATAACTTTCTTGTAGAAGTCTTCTCGGAAGAGAAGTGCTTCTAGCAGCACTAGTTCAAACTCTTTCATTACTTGGTTGGTCTCTTTTCCAGTGCAGTAACACGATCTGATATGTTACGAATTGTATTATTAAAATTATTGATATCATAACTACGATTAAGATCGTTTTTACGCATGTATTCGCCTAGTTCACGTCGAATATCGATAATAGACAGATTTAACTTGTGCATATTGTCGTAATACGTCCAGACAAAATTAAATGCTGCCTTTCCAATTATACCACCAACAACACCGCCAGCCAGACCACCAACAAACCACCATACTGTATTACTGTCCATACTTAAATTCCTTTGCTACTGCTTCTTCTAATTGCTTCATTACGTCTTCGGTGAAGAATTTCTCAGGCTCTTCGTTGATGTTCTTCTCGAACGCCTTTTCACCGTTGAGAAGTTCAATACGAGTAGACACCTTCTTAAATATATCATGCTTTAAAGCAATGTCAAGAAGTCCGTAGTAACGATTTAAACCACTATCGTAATTTAGACGAACATCCACCATCTGGTTTTCCTTGGTGAGACGGCTCTTGTACAGTTTGCAGTGAATAATATTACCAACCACTTGACCGTCTGCGTCCTTGTCCTTCTTCTTGGACAAGTACACAATAGTAGAAGCAGCGTACTTCAGACCTGAACCGCCACCCATCTCCTTAGTAGGAACGTATGAGCCTACCACGTCGTAGGTGTGGTTGGTCATAACTAGAGGAATACCAGCCTTACCAAGCTTCAGAGTAAGCACACGGAACGTGCTCTTGATAACTTGAGCACGAGTCATATCACGAACTTCCTTGCCTTCAGCTGTATCATTCATTTCTTTACTGGTGCTCAACATACCCAGCGAGTCCAGAACAACCATAAGAGGCTTACGCTTGTCTGCGTCTTGTTCCAGATACTTATCCACAATCTTGATTAACTGACCACGGAACTCTTCAATGGTAGCAACAGGAAATACTGCAATACGCTTAGGATCAACACCACGATCTAAGAACATGTCTGAAGTTACCGCTTGCTCGGAATCAAAGTACAGCACCATGCCGTCCTTGCGATCTTCCAGAAACTTGCGTACCATACCGATAGAAAAGTATGTCTTACCTGTGGCAGACTCCCCAGCCAAAGCAATAATTTTGTTGTCTGCAATACCACCGTACAGCGAGCCTGACACCAAAGCATTGAACGCATACGATCCTGTGTCAATAAAGCCACGGACATCGCTGCCTTCAATACCGTCTTCAATCATGCCTGCATACTGATTTCCGGATTCTTTAATTAATTCATTTAGATTCATCATCATTCCATTTCTTTTCTAGTCTGTCACAAACCACGACAATTGCAATTAAAATTACGATAGTTAAAAAGTCCATATGTGCGTCCTTACACAAAAAAGTCTTCCAGCGTCGGCTGGTTTTCGATACTCCAGTATAGCACATCTAAAATAGTTTTCAAGGGTTCTTTGAAAGATTTTTCAAATTGTAGATCCCGGTTCACATAATTATCTAGGTGGAGTTCTTTAGGAATCTGTGTTCCAAAAGAAATAACTTGCTCTTTTCCACTTACATGTGAAAGCGGATTAGGTTCTTTCAGATACACAAATTTAATTTTATCTGCTTCACCAATTAACCGGTATTTCTTGTCCAGTCCGTGCTTGATCAAGAAATGGTTAAATAATAGAGATCCCTTTACTGCAATAGGTGTAGATTTTTTGTACACATTAGTCTTGCAACTGTACTTTTCCATTCCGGTAACTGAACGAGGAAATGCGATTTCTTCCACAGGAGCCGTATTAAATACATTTTGGAAGTCTGCCACAAACTGTTTAACTGCGGCCTCGCCTTGATTCATAATCAAACCGATTGCGGTCTTCAGGGCCTGACGCACAATCTGTGGTGTACTGGACCGTGCGGTTTCAATACCCATAATCTTTAGTTCTGGCTCTTTAAGTAACACTCCGTCTTCGCCCATCATCACGTTAAGCATGTATCGTTTCTTTGCAGTCCAGATGCCTTTACTGCAAATACTCTCACGCTTCATGTGCATCTTTTGAGAATATGCATTTACTCGTCGTGCTAATTCTTCATATTGCTTGCTAATATACGGTTCAATCTTATCTTTGCACAGTTTCTCAATCGTTTCTGTGATCTTTGCATCGGAAGCAGGCTTGGTGAAAATCTTCTGAACCACACGATCCATATACAGGTACACAGAGTCGGTATCTGATGCTACAACAAAATCAACGTCAGTGGTTCCAGCCATCTTGTTCAGATAACTGTTTAGTTGTTGTTCAATCCAACGGATTGCCAGTTTACCAGATACCGTGATCGCTTCTGCACAATCAATATCGTAATATCGGAAATACGGATTACCGATTGCACCGAAGGCAGAATTTAACTGAATCTTTCGGACCAACTGAAAGTTGTGATACTTGGTGATATCAAACTCTAGACGATCTCGTTCAGTCTGTGGTGCTGATTCTGATAAAGCCTTGAGTTGGCGTTTAGCATCCAACATCTTTTCCTTGTACAGTTTACGTTCTTCGTACATGGTTTCCATCAGTTCAGGCAGGAATCCGTGCTTGTCTCGTGTAAAGTACACACCATTGGCTGCAATAGTTGTATTATATTTTTGAGAGTACTCGTAATGGTCCTGATAACGAATAAACTGTTTACCTGCTTCTTCTGATTCAGGATTCAGGATATGGTCTGGACTGAGAGTGTTTCGCTTGCCCAACTTGTCTTTGGTCTCAGGCGAAATATTATATTGCATAATGAGATGGGGATACAGCGAGTCCAAGTCGAAAGACACAATCCACTTGTGCATGCCTACTTGTGGATCTTTGACATACGCACCTTCAAACTGCTGGCCCTTCTCTTCCACTTGGGGCTTTAGAGGAATAGCAATCTTTTTGCCTGCAAGATGGTGGTAGATGATACAGTCCCACGTCTTTACTTGTGAGAACGTGTCTGTGAAATTAACTTTGGCGTTATACGCCAGAGCCACAACCAGTTCCAGCAGTTTTAGTTTCTTGTCCAGTTTTTGCACCAGAGTAACGTCGTGTGAGTTATACTCCATAAACTTCTGGAAGTCGTTGGTATAAAACTCACGAATGCTGTCGTACTCTGTATAGTCTAACTTCTTTTCGCCCAACTCCACACTGGCAATATGATTCAGACTGTACGACTCACGATTGGTGTACGTAAACTTGATGTACAGTTCGTAGTAGTCCAGAGTTGCCACACCAAGCAGATCAAACACCGTATGGTCTTTGCCCTTACGATTCACAATCTTTTCTTGAATGCGACGAAGAGGCGAGAGTCGCTTCGCCGTCTTCTCGTCAAACAGCTTCACCACACGCCCGTAGATGTACGGAATATCAAAGAATCGGATGTTCCAACCGGTAATGATGTCCGGATAATGAAGCTCCCAATACTCCAAGAATGCTCGGAGCATTTCACGCTCACATCCAAACACATGACACTCCACACCGGGCAGATCAAACTCGTTCAGAGCAAACGAGACTCGCTTGCCGTCTGTTTCAATGGTGATGGCGTTAATACGTTCATTGGGATTGGTGATAGACGGGAATCCGTTCTCTGATTCTGTTTCAATATCTAAAAAGCCGATACGAAGCTGCTTGTAGTCGTACTGAACATCTCCGGGATACGTCTTGGCAACGTACTGTGCACCCCAATCGGTGTTACCGTAGATCTGAAAGTTAGCCACTGTGGAATACTGTTCAATAGTATCCTTACAGTCACTAATAGTTCCGGGACTCCACTCGTCAAGGAGAAGACCTTCCAGTGATCGCCACTGGGCCTTCTTGTTTAAAGACGGAGCAAACAGAGACGGAAGAAACTGCACCTTGCGAGTATGTCGCTTTCCGTCCTTGTAATAAATCTCGGCAATATCGTTGCCAAGAACGTGAACTGCAGTATAAAATTCAGCCATGCTTCTTGTCTTTTAGATAGGAGTGCAGTAGTACCATGTAGTTGATTACATCTACTATTGTATCCTCAAAAGACTCGTTGGCAACTTCTAGTTTGCCTGATTCCATAAACGAAGAC